GTTTAAAGAGATTGGGTAGAGTTATTTATAATTTAGCTCGTTCTCATTATAATTTTCAAAAAACATTTAGAATAGTTCAACCTAATAATGATATAAGCGAATATACAGTAAATAAACGTTTATATGATGACAAAACCAATGAGTTGATGACAATAGAAAATGATATAACAGTAGGTCAGTTTGATATACGTATTCTTGGAGGTTCTACATTACCATCTAATAAATATGGTGAGTTCCAATTATATATGGAAGCTTATCAAGCTGGATTAATAGATAGGGTAGAAGCATTGAAGAAAACAGAAATTTTTGATAAACAAGGGGTATTGCAAAGAACTGACGAAATTGGTAAATTACAAGGTATGCTTTCACAAGCACAACAAGAACTTAAAAAGCTTTCAGGCGACTTACAAACTGCAGATAGAGAAAGTATTGCAGCAAGAAAACGTACTGAAGTTGAAAAATTCAAAAGTCAATTGGCAGAGCAGAAGTATGAATCTCGTGCCGCTAACAGATTGGCAACAGGTAGGTTAAAAGACGCAGTTAAACTTGAGTCAGAGAAATTACGTATGAATAGTAGTGAAGCTCAAAGAAGACGAGAGAGATTGCAGAAAGGAAACACAACTAATGAATGACGCATATGAAAACGGACATCTTGAAGGTGAAACCGTTGATAATGTAGGGCAAGACGATAACTCAAATACGCAAGAGAGTTCTAACAACTGGGAAGAACAAGCAAAGTACTTTCAAAGTGAAAAGGATAAACTCGCAGCGGAAAACTCTAAACTAAAACAATACGAGCAAATTGGACAATTGTTGGAGTCTAGACCAGATATTACTCAAACTATAACTAGTATGGTAGAAGGTCAAGGCCAACCAGCACAACCAGAATCGCAACGTATAGCATTAGATAAAGATGAATTTGACCCATGGGAAGCCTATAATGACCCTCAGTCTAAATCGTACAAATTCAGACAGCAAGAACTACAAGACTCTATAAATGGAGCTGTTAACCAACAAATACAAGGATTACAAAGAACTCAAGGTGAAATGAAATTAAAGACCGAACTACAACAGAGAGGCTTAAGCCCACAAGAAGTAGACTCTTTTATGAATTTTGCTAATCAGAATCCTGCTGAGTATGGTGTTGATGGCGCTATTAAAATGTGGAGAGCTGTAGAAGCTAATGAAACTGGAGAGCAACAAAAACAAAATCCATTAGACGGTATACGTCAAACTCAAGGAACACCAGCACAAGGTGGTGTATTACAAGGACAAGCTCCTGAAACTCCTAAGACTGACGAACAATCTATGTGGGATAGAGTTTTAAATGCTGGCAGTCGTACGAATGTATTGTAAATAATATAAAACGGTAAAGGAGATAACATGCCGACATTTAATCAAGGGCAAGTTAATTTTGGAACTCCAGGAGGCAATACTACAGATAGTGCTAGTTTAAGCACAAGAAGACTGTATGACTTTAGCGATAGAATCGCAGACTTAGCCCCAGATGAGTCACCATTTTTTGTATACTTGTCAAAAGTAGGAAAAGTACCTACAACTGATTCTCAGTTTAGGTTTTTAGAAGATAGAACGAAAGTTCATATGACAGACCGTAGTTTTTTAGTTAAAGGTGGTCAAACACTTGCAGCTGCAGGTAGTAATACAACTTTATTAGTTGATACTTCAGGTGGTGCTAGTGTAGACTTTTTAATTAAAGGTATGGTTGTACAGTTTGCACAAAACACAAACACAGACGGTTCTGGAGATGTAGAAGCTATTACTCAGGCTATGGGTAGAATTGAATCCGTTTCTCATGGTTCATCTGATACATCAATTGTTGTAAAAACAATAGAAGCTTCTAGTGGTAGTACAACTACATTAGATGATAATGGTGAAGCTGTTGTTATTGGTACATCATACGAGCAAGGCTCAGGTGCACCAGATGTATTTTCACAAAAGTTAGATGATGGATTTGGTTACACTCAAATCTTTAAAACAGCTTGTGAAATGTCTAACACAGCTAGAGCTACTGTATACAGAGGTTATGCTGATGAATGGGATAGAATATGGAATCTTAAATTAAGAGAACATAAAATCGACATTGAAAGAGCAATGCTTTTTGGTATGAAAGGTAGTAGAAGTGGTATTCAATATACTGATGGTATAGTTGGTCACATTATTAAAAATGGTGGAACTCCAGAAGATGGTGCTATTGGCGCTTATACTGAGTCTACACCATATTTAGCTACATACTCTACATCTGAACTAACATATGATGGTTTATTATCAGCGTTTCAAGTAATGTATGACCCTGCTAGAGGCGGTTCTGATAAAAAACTTTGTTTAGTATCTAGACCAGTAATGGCACACTTTAATAAGCTAAGTGGATTTATGGCTAATTCATTAGACAATAATGACCAAAGATATAACTTCCCTTCTAGCAAAGGTTCGTTTGGCCACACAATATTATCAGTTGATACTGTGTTTGGTTCAGCATCTATGGTAGCAGAGCCATTATTTAGAAATAATGCTTCTGGACACATGGCTTTTGTTGATTTAGACCAAGTAGCTTACAGACCATTAGTTGGTAACGGTTTAAATAGAGATACTTCAATTACAACTAATGTGCAACAGGCTGATGAAGATTTACGTAAAGATATGATTCTAACAGAAGCAGGTCTTGAAGTATCTCTTCCTGAAACTCACGCACTTATAAATGTGGAGGGCTTATAATCATGAGAAGTGATTTTTTAAATGACAATAGCAATTTTACAGGTTCTCACAAATTAAAAGTAAAAGAACTTTTAGCAGCATCTTCATTAACAGAAGCTGATTCTGGTTCTATATTTCTTTTAAATTCAGCTACAGAATTTGCAACAACTTTACCAGCAGTTGCTGACGCAGGTGCAGGTTGGTATTGTAAGTTTGTAGTTAAAGCCGCTCCTTCAAGCGCATCATATACTATTGTAGAAAAAGCAGCATCTGATACAGATGTTATTATATGTAATGGTATAAATGAACTTGAAGTAGATACAAGTGATGATGGAGTGTTTAGTGCTGGATGTACTACAATTACTTTTGTAGATGGCGTTGCCATTAAAGGTGATTTTATAGACGTTTGGTGTGATGGCTCTAACTATTACGTTTCAGGTCAAACTAAAGCTGATGGTGGGATAACTGCTACATAAACCAAAACAATAAGGTTTAATAGTTTTGTAGAACTATGGGGTAAATCATATAAAAGGTTTACCCCGAATCTACTAAGAATTTTTAATAACAGTACGTTCATGCTCATGCCAGAGCTTAAAGTACACTCAAAAGGAGAATAAAATGGCAAAAACAGAATTACATAAGTTTACGGTAGTTGAAAAGTTAAACAAAATGGATGTTGACTTAATTACTGTAACACCAACAGTATCAACAGGCTCTACTGATGCAGCAGGAGATTTATTATTTGATTCTTTAGAAATACCAAATGCAGTAGCAGTATCAGGAGGAACTGGAATATTACAATCAGTAAACGTCTTTCATAAAGGAGACCAG